TACGGAGCTTGTTGTGGCGAAGGTAACGCCATAGTGGTTTGTGTACCACCTCCACTTGATTTACCCATAATATTTACCTCTAATGTTTAACTAATAATTCTTTTGCGAGAACCGTGTAAGTATTTTCATACCCAAACTTCTCTAATTTTTTTGCAAAACCTTTTCGACAACATGTCTCTATAGCTTCGCACCCATTTTCTAACGCCCAAGTCTCTAAAGTATTCAACCAATCCTCAACCCACTCATCTAGGTCTTTGCCACCTAACGTAACTATACGACAGGTAGTTCTTCTTGGGTATTGGATTATTTCTGTAGTTAATACAGAAACTATTTCTTTGTCATCGTTGCTTAGAATCCATAACTGCATTTCTTGATTCTTAATCTTGTGATAAATGTCGTGTGTATTCTGTTCTTCTTTACCTCTTGAATTACCCATTGATATATAGGGTTCACAGTCATCCCATACATGAGGTAACAATTCAGGCAAGACTCCTGATATATATATCATCCGAGTTTCACCCAACTACCAGCAGCGTTTCTAAAGTATACGCCTTCTCCACTGCCTGGGTTAAAGTTTGAGCCATCTGCATACACAATGTCTCCTTGTTTAATTCTTGCTGGAGCTACGTTTTTAACCTCTACAAATGTGGTAGGGTTTTCTTGTAATGCTCCTTGTAATTTTGTAAGTTCTTGAAAGATGTATTGTGGTAAATCTTCAGGGTTGCTCGGTACTGGGTTAGGTACATACTTAGGTGCTTCAGACATTATCTACCTCCTAATACTTCATATTCTATATCATATCCGTTTAATTCAAAAGTTGTAGCTGTTGTGTTTTGAAACTTAATAGCTATGTATTTACCTGTGGCTCTAGCATCTACTTTGTTTTGAGAGTTTGGGTTAATGCTTTGTTGTGTTTTATAAGTATAAGTTCCGTTAGGACTCATTGAGCTGCCTACAAATATTTCAGCACTTCCTGTTCCTGCAAACCTTGGTGTAACCTTTCTGACTTGTACTACTGTGTTTGGATTGTTATCAAGGACTAAACCTTTTCTTTCTAACATCATAGTAAAATTTCTTCCTGCAAAATCAAACCCTTGGTCTGCTCTATACAATCTAGTATCGCTTGTACCTGCCATTAACATGCTGGTCTCTGTAGGATTATAAGACCTTTCTCCCCATGATTCAGTCGTGCTGTAAGCGTCCCAGCTTTGTGATTGACCTGACCATAAAATGCTAGTGCTTCCGTCTGAGGTAGGACTAACTACTCCAAGCCCTATCCCAAGTATTCCTGGTAAATCTCTGAAGCTGAACGCAGAAGTATTATAGTTATAAATCAATGCTTTATTGCAGAATGTTGAACCGACTGTTGGGTATGAAACCCATATCTCTCCCTTCTGTATGTTGTGAGCTACAAAAGTATTGGCATAATTTGTGCTGTCTATTTCATCAAACAATGTTCTTTTGATTACATCACTAGCTATAGATTTTTTAGACACACCATCGTGTACTATAATGTCTCCATTAGTTACCACAAAATGTCTTCCGTTAAATTCACAAGCACAGTTCTTAGATAAAATACCTGTGTCATCAAATAATTTTTGGAAACTAAAAACTAAGTTACCTCCAATATAATTCATTATCCATGTAGTCTTTTCTTTATATATAACAAAAGATTGTTTAAGTGCAAATCCATCTACAATAAAATCTCCATTGTCTCCGATAGTTGTAGCACCTGCGTCATTCGTAGCCCCTGCTGTCCATGTGCTAGGCAATGCGTTATTCTCTGCTGCATCTCCCCATCTAACTTTGTTTGGAAAATTCACAGAAGACTCTGTTAAGTTTAATGATATTAAATAATTACCATAAGGGCGTATTGCTTTGCATACTGTGTTAGCTGCCCAATTAGTTAAATCACTAAAGTTATTCGAGCCTGTGTTAGCTAAACATTGGGGGTCATCTACTCCGTTATTAAAAATAGGTAGACCGTTAAATATTGATACATCCCAATTACCTTGAGCTGTTAAGTTTGTAGAGTAATCTCCACCTGATGTTCTAGTAAAATCAGTATGTGTTGAGCCATCTGTTCTGTATATCTTTGCAGTCCCTGCATAAAACCAATAGTTGTTTTGTCCTGTTGCCCAGTTTAATACTTGATAAGGTGCTACTGTAGGATTCGCTACTGGAAAAGGATTGTCATGACCTGATATTTTTTTAGCTGCACCGTCTTCAAATCTTGCGTTCTCTGTATGAGAAAAAAACTCAGGAGGTAAGGTTGTAGGGTTTGAATCTTTAACCATTCCTTTAGGAGTATTTGATTGAAATATAGGCATTACGCAGTTCTTCTCCACATATATGCAACGATGTATGGTTGAACAATAGTATGTGCTGAACCACTACCTGTAGCTGCTGTAGTAAAAGTTTCACCACTAGATGTGCTGTCAGGAAATAAAGCGTGGTCATTAGAACTTCCACCATTTTCTGATGAAGGAATACTTACTGTATGTGTATGTGATGGTAATTCAGCAGTTGTTAAAGTATGTGTTTTAGAACCACCAGTTTCTTGTAGTGCATCAAAATCACTATCACTGGCATCATACCCTACAATTACTTTACCTGTTCCAAAAGATACCCATGTTCCAAATCCTAATAAAGTTCCAGGATTAGTTGTAACAGCAGCATTAATATAAATAGAACCTACTGGATATACAGCTTGTAAAGTTGTTGCTGTGTTAGAGCCTATAGTTAAAGTACCTGATATAGTTAAGTTTCTAATACCTGTTGAGTCTTTACTAGCATCGACTGTTACTGCTTTAGATGCTTGTGCTGTGCCAAGTGTTGTAATGTCTACATAGTTCAGCTCAGTAGTATTTGCTGTAACACCATCTAATAAATTTAATTCTGTATGAGTTGAAGTAACTGCTCCAGTAATACTTGGAAAGGTTGCTTTGACTGTAGATTTTACCAATCTTATATGGTCATCACCTTCGTTAACTGGGTCTCCAGCTACTGGGTTTGAGCTATTTAAGTCTGATATATATGTTCCTGTTTCTAATCCCATTTAATTTTCTCCTATGTAGCTAGTGCTATTGTTCCATTAGTTCCGACCATTGGCATCTCAGCAAAGGCAAGATATACATATTTTGTATCTTCTTGATTGCAATAAGTAGATGTTGTTGCACATCTAAATCCATTACTTTCAAATTGAATATCAGCAGTTGTTTGACAGGTCTCACCACTATATCTTACATTTCTTGTTCTTGTACCACCTAAACCATAACCTGTTAAGCCTGATATTTTAGAAGCCCAATCATCATTACTTGCAATATTTTTAATTAATACCCATTTAGGTCTAAAACCACAATAGACTTTAGTTCCTTGAGTATTGCCTGTGCCTGAATAGAATCCAATCTTACTGAACCCTTGCACTTCTGCAAAACAATATGCTTCTAATGGTTGTGATGCTTGGTTAGTCATGGCATCTGTGCCTACTGAAAAAACTGATGTAGTAGGTGCTGTATCATTAAAAGCTGTGTTATCTGCTTGAGCTCCAGTATATGCAAATTCAGTACTATCTGTTTGTGGGTCAGCAACAAATGTAGTTCCCATACATAACATCTTACCTCTGTCAGATTGTGTAGTATTTTTAACCATTATAAGTTTTGGAGCTACACCCAAGCCATGTCCGATTGTTCCAGCACTTCCTGTTCCTGTATAAGTAACTACTGAAACACCTGATGTTGTGTTGGCTTGAACTGTGCTTGTAATCGAGCCATTTGAATTACTCGATGTTGTTCCACTATTTGCTTTCCAACAAGCCCCTACATAACTATCACTTGCATCATTAGTGTTTGCTAGGTTTCCAGTCAAAGTAAATCCATCTGAGGTATAACTAGCTACATAAACTGTAGTATCACTACCAGCACTTTGGTTTGGTCGCCAATTATGTGCAGTTCCTCTTGTTGAATTATTAAATATTGCATCGCCAGTACCACTATAATTTTTAATTAAAAGAGCATCAGGTTTAAAACCCATGCCAGTAATTGTGGTTGTGCTATCGCTTCCTGTCCATGTAGGACAGTCAAAGTGTACTGATGGTTTTGCTATTGTTGTAAATGCCATGTTATATTCTCCTATCCATAATCCTTAATGTTCTTTGTGCAGATTGCATAGAATCCATCTGGTACATCATATTCAAAAGTACCAATTCCAGCATCATCTGAATTGCCTGATGCTACTGCAGTATTTCCAAAATATCCATTTCCAAAATTAACATAGTGTTCCATGTTAGTATTTCCAGCAGCATTGACTACTCCTGTACCATTAACACCCCAAAAGTCATCGCCTTTAGCAAACGATAATCCTGGATAATTTCCATTTGCTGGGTCTCCAGCACTAGATGTACCAGGTGCATTGAACCATGTGCCATTTTTTCCAAACCATATCTTGCCATTATCTAAATCAAAAGCACACATAATGATATCGTTAGCACTTGCTTGAACACCATAGTTTACTGTGCCACCACCACCAGCATCTAAAATATTTGGT